CAACTATAAGATCACCAGTTACACGTACTTCACCTGCGGCAACACCTGTGTCAAGACGTATAGTCCCACCACTTTGTGTTGTTACTGTATAATTTCCGTTTGGTACACTTACAAATTTTGACATTTTAAAATCCTAAAGTACTGTAGGGGATTGCTCCCCTACAATATATTCTATATTATGCGTTAGCGAAATCGTCATCATCAGTACCTGATAATGTATCGTCATCACCTGCTTCTTCAATTTGAACAGCACTGTCATTGTTTGCAGTACTAAAGTTCCATGCAATTGATGTTCCGCCTAAAGCGTTTGAACCTGTAGCATCTGGTGCAATGATTGTTGCTTTTCTTCCAGAAATCTTAGAAATCTGATAAGTTTCTGCGTCATCACCTTTAACAGTGATAGCCATTTCAGTACCAGTCAATGCTGATGCTAATTTTGCTGTTGTTAAGAAACGATCGTAAGTTGTTCCTGGTGTACCGATTGCCGCTACACGAAACTTCTTCGCACCTAATTGCTTAACAATATAACCTTCAGTAACAGCAGAGCCGTTATGAAAGTCAACTTTGATTTCGTTGCCACCTGCTGTAGGTACTCCGAAAAACTTTTTATTAATTGGTCTTCCCATTTGTTTTCTCCTATATAAGTAGTCCTATCCGGGTTCTATCCGGTACGCAGTTGGTATTCTGCATAAGTCCGCCTTGCGGCACACTATCTGACACAAGTATTTATCTAATAGACAGAACTGGAGAATATTTTGGCTTTGTTGCTATATTGATAAATTCACGTACAAAGTCAAATCTTAGTGCTAATAATTCGAATATTTCAATGTCTAAATTGGTTGTAGCAAGGTTGTAACTGCTTTTTCCAATATTGGAATAGTAGTCAATGCTCATACCATAATCAGGAAATACGCCTGTAACAAAAAGACACGTGTCACCCAGTTCTTTTGCTGTTAATCTATAAGGCTGTTTTAATGATAGATATGCTTCTGCGAATGTTTTTTCTGGAAGGAAATTTGGCTTGTCTAATTTGTCTGCAAGAAGCATTACTACATACGCTTCAACTTCTAATGGAAGTTCGTAACCTGTAGTTGACTGTGCGTCTTTGACCAAGTCGTAAAAGGCCGTTGTGTATTCGTCCTTCATACAAGTATTTATCGGGGAAAACAACTATAACACTACTCGGGAGGCCTTGCTGTGAACTCACCTCCAACTTTCGATAAGCAGATCACATCTGAATTTTGCAAGGTTTAGATATGATACCTACTTCCAACCACCTCCATCTAAACCGAGCCACTTGGCCGCTTAAAAGACTTTAGTGTGCATTACGCCCCTGCCGAAGCGTTATTCTGCCACAAGTGCTAAGAGCTTATAACTCTCTTAGTTTGTGTTAAAGTTAATATTAATATAACATTGTTTGCAGAAAAAAGCAAGAGGTAGGTTTACCAAAATATATATTTTGATTTAGTCATAAAAAAAGGGCGACCAAAGCCGCCCTTTTTCGTGTTTCTATTAATTCTAAGAATTAACTGAATGTTACACCTGTTACAGATACACGTGCCAAGTAGTCAGCCGCATTACCAAGAGATGATGCAGTGTTGTTTAACTCTACATAACCATATCTTGTCATGAAACTTACTACTGGTTCGAATGAACCTGGATCCAACACAACGCCTGAAGACATTAGCGGAATGTATGGGCAATAGAATGCCGCCGCATCTGCTTCTGATGTTCCTTTGTATCCAACAAGTACGTCTGTACTGTCTGATGCATAAGCGTCTACGTATACTTTCATAGCACTGTTTAATGTACCAACAAGTTTAGTGTTAGTAGGTGCTTCAAAAGTTCCTTCAGTTGTTCTTGCGAACGCTGAAGTTGTAGCAGACTGAAGTACTGTTAACGTATGCGGTGATACCACTGCAAAGTTACCAGCGCCACGTCTTGTACGCTGTGCGATCTTGTTAGCCGCTCTGTTAATCATTACAGCAAGTGCCGCATGTTCGTCACCGACGAATGTAGCAGTTCCTGATACAGCAGTTTGATCGTACTGTACATCTGATTCAGCCGCGCCAGCCAAGTTACGTAAAGAAGCAAGAACTTCTTGGTCGATTTCAGCAGTAATTTCTTGTGCTAAAGCCGCCATAATTTCCGCTTCAACGTCGATACCCTGTTGTGCTTGTGCATCTTGTGCAGATTCAAAAGTCCAACGAGCACTTAACTTACGTGTTTTCGCTTCAACTGTTTGTTTTAAGATCTGAATTGACAATCTCTTACCTGCTTCACCTTCAAGTGCCGCTGTAGCAGATGCCTTATCAGTAGATCCACCACCTGAATAGCCTAAGCCAATCTTGAACGGTGATAGAGCCTCTTCGCCTGCAGTCACATCATCTAATGTGTCTGAGTAACGAACTCTTAATGTGTGGATTTGACCCACTGGTCCTGTCATAGGTTGAACACCAACGATTTCGTTAGCGATCACTGTAGGCATGACCCTTCTTATTACTGGTAGGATAACTCTATTTAAAGTTGCAACATTACCGGCAGAAGTTGCTCCTGCTGTAGCCGACTCAGCCAAGTATTTCTTGGTGTTGTCAAGCGTAGCAGACATAACAGACTTCTTATTGCCTTGTAGGCCTTCAAGTAATGCGCTCTTAGTTTCCTGCCATCTACTTTCTAATAGTTCTGACATTGATTTCTCCTTATTTTAATCCTGCAAGTCTTCTAATATCTACGACATTATCTGTTGCAGAATTACTTGCGCCATTTCTAACGTTAGATTCTTCTTTATTGCCTGTTACTTCTTTTGCCTCGGTAAGTGTCGCCTTCTTCTTCTCTGGAGTGTTACCATCAATAACGGACGGTAAGTACTTGTCAAACTGTTTTTGGATATTAGCAGTTTGTACAGACTCCAGTAAGTCTGACATAATTTCTTTCTGTTCCTTGCTCAATGGAGCAGTTAACTCGGAAATTACTTCTTTTCTTTTTGCAGTATCTTGTGCTTTTTTGAACTCAAGATCCTTAGACTCAACTAATTTAGTTGTTTTCTCAACAGTTGCTTTCGCTTCTGCTAATTGCTTGTCTTTCACCTCTACAACTTTTAAAAGTTTAGCAGTTTCTGATTTCTCATTCAAGTAAGAATTAGTGTACTCTTCTTGGAATGTTTCAAACAGTTTTCTACCAAAATCGTTTTTACGTGCTGAGTCGATGTCTTCTTTAAGTTGCCCAATCTCTTTTGTAAGAGTTTTTGCAACTGTGTTTTCAACAACTTTCGCTCCGTTTTTAACGAATTTTTCTTTTACAGTATCAAGATGCTTCTTAGCCTCTCTAATTAGTCGAACTTTAGTTTCTGCAAGATCCTTTTTGTCTTCGTGGAACTCTGCAATTTCTTTAGCCAAAGCCTCTACCACAAATTCCTCAAGTTTGCCAAATTTAGTTGACATTGCTTTTTGGTCTTCGTGTAACTCTGAAACTTCCTTGCCTAATTGTGCAACAACAAAGTTTTTAAGTAGGTCTGCGTTTTCACGCATTGCTACATGGTACTTTGCTCTTGCTTCAGCAAGTTTTGTGCGGTCATCAGCAAATTCCGTAATCTCTGCACCAAGTCTATCCTCAACCATTTTTTCCACTGCTTCAGCCATTACTGACTTATCGTGGTCATATTTTTGAGCAAATTCTTCGCGAAGTTCTGCGGTTACTTCCTGACGGTTCTCTGTAATCTTAGCCGCCCATGCTTCTTCAATAGATGCTTTGATGTCTTCCGAAATTACGTTATTCTCAAAAAGTGATTTCAGTGCTTCCAACATCATGTTCTCCTTATTTTAAACCTTGGATAATGTTAACCAAAGATTCTTTCAAATACTTCTGTGCCTTTGTGTCTTCTTTTACTTCGCGAGCCATATTAAATGCCTTATACCCACCTGTGGTATTCATCAAGTGCTCGTATATTGGAGTTGGATATGCTCCTGGAGCCGATGGTTGAGCAACTATATCAACTGTGATAATTTCAAAGTCGCTTACGTTACTGTCTTCATTTACGTTACCTGAACCACGCGATGAAACACCAAGTTTAACTCCGCTTTCCAGCATTGTTTTAACAAGTTGTCCCATCGGCGTAGGTAATACTTTTAACTTTCCATAACCGTTTGGTCCATCCATCCACATTTCTTTAATCATGTGCGAACAACGGTCAAGGTTAATGTTAAGGCCTTCTGGATGATCAACTTCACCAAGAACTGAATATCCTCCTTGAATCTGATCGTTAAGAGTGTTGACAGCCCTACTAATTTCACTTACGGGGTATATACGTTGGTTCGCATTGCGAACGCCACCCTGTATACAAATACCTTTTAAATGAAGGTCTTTGCCGTCCTCAGTAGATTCCAGAACAATCTGAGCCTGGTCGAATGTCAAGTTCTCACGTAATAAGTTCATCAACTATTCCCTAACAATTAAGAACCGATAACACTATTGCTATCTGCTCCTGCTTCGCCTGCGCCTTTTTTCTCAGCGCCGTGGCCTTTAGCGTTTGACATAGACTTAGATGCTTTACCGCCTGGTACGTTTACATTACCATGATCTTCAGTTTTAGGAGCACTTACAGTACCACCTTTTTCTTCTGCAGATCCTTTTGCGATATTAGCCGCTGAACCGCCCATATCATTTTTACCAGCAACTGGAGATTTTGCTTTGTTATCTTCGCCTTTTGGCTCAGCAACTTTTTCAACATACTCTCTCATTTGCTCAGTTTGTGATTTAGTACCTTCAAATGCTGGTACTTCATCTTCTACGCTAAGATCGGAAGATATTGCTTCATCTTCCTTTTCTTCTTCGTCGTCACCCATGTCGTCCATTGGTGCTTCCTCAGAATCTTCAT